TTCTTGAGCTAAATAAGGAACTTCATAATATTTGTTTCCATTTGAATCTCTTACATCGTAAATATCAATAATGTTAGTATCAGATAAATCAATACTTTGGAACTCCTCATAAGAACCAAATGTTACTTCTTGTGTTTTTACTTCAGCAGATATTGCATTTACCAATTTTTTTACTAGATAAAATGTAGGTTCTCCACTAACAGAATCTGTTTGATATATTGTTATTTCTCTATCAGTTTCATCATTGAAATCAACTACATTTTGTGTAATAAATTGAATACCATTTGTTGATTCAACTCTCATACCTTCTTTGATTCTTAATAAATAAGTCTCATCGTAAGTATTACTACCACCAGTACCAATTGAAGGGACTAACTGATAAACTGAAAGAGTTGTTACTGATGGTGATGTTACCTTTGGTTTATATCCTAAATATTGTGAAAGAGCTATCACATTCTCAATATCATCTGCATGAACCATTAATGATTCTTTTAAGGTATCATCAACGTAATATGAAAGTGAATCACCAATATACGATGCCATTTCAATAAACATCATACCAGGTGATGATTCATTAAAGTCAGAATAAGTTTGTGGGAAATAAGTTTTAGCGAATTCAATAAGGTTACTTCTGAATTGTGTAAAATCCTTATTAAGGTACTTTATATCTTTACCCTTATTCTTAAAGTTCTTTGATGTTTTTGTTATTGCCATATCTTATTATCCCTGTACTGTGAATGTTAGAGTTTCTAAATTAATATCATCTCCTATTCTAAATTTAATCGAAACATTTAATTTATTGTTATCTCTCAATTCATCAGTTGATTCAATATCAATCTCTTCTGTCGTAACATAAGGTAACCATTGTTCTAAACTTTCGTTTATTGTATCTTCAATTTTACCTTCTAAATCATCTACATTTTGTTCAAATAATAATGATTGTAAACCACTACCAAATTCAGGTTGTATAATTCGTTCTCCCTTTTTAGTAAGTAGAAGATTTTTAATATTTGATTTAATTTGGTCTTTAGTTAGAAAAGATTGTTCAAATGTGTTCTCACCAAATGTTAATGGTAAAGTGATACCAATTGCATAATTTGAATAAGCTGTGGTATCTTTAACTATTTTCCTTCCTAACTCAACTGCCATAATTACATTCCAGGTCTATATGGACCTTTCTTTTTATCAATCGCTTTCATTAAACCACTATAATCTCTATTTAGTGCTTTATCCAATGCAGCGTTTCCAGTCTGAACACCTAAACCTTGTTTTGGTGCCATATCTCCGTAACCCATTTGTTGTGCTATATTTTGTTGCCCCAATGTATGGGTATCATTTGAGGTGAAGTTCATCGTTTGATAATCTGCACCTGTTGATTGCCTTTGTTGTGAGTTAAAGGGTTGCGTTTGTGTTAGTACTTCATTTAATACTGGATTTTTACTAAATACTTTTTGAGGTTGAACTACTTCTTCCTCCACATTTGAATCCATAAATGTTGGTTGTTTTGGTGTAACGGCTTCTTTAAGTTTTTTGTTTTCTTTTAATAACTTAACCATTTCTTTTTTAACACCCTCTTTAACGAGTTTAGGAAGAATCACTTTGATTTCCTCCTTAACTATAATTTGTATTGCTTTTACTAATTTATCCGTGTCCATTGTTTAAAATGTTTTCCTTTCTATATAAATATTTGTTTTGGGTTTTTTTGATTTTTACTCACACTTAGTACCACCCATTTTTATTTGTTCTTTGAAATCGTTAAGAATTTCGTTAACATCCTCTTCACCAACATCATCTATTACATCGTCTGGTAGAGTTGAATCTACTACATTATCAAACCCAGTATCTCCTCCCAATAAATCGTTAATATCAACTTCAGGTTCTGGTATTGAGTCTGTTATACTACTTCCATCGTTTTGTTCTATTACAGGCGGTTCACTACCATCTTCAGATGGAAAGTTGATATTTGGAATAGGAATAATAGGTGGAATTAAGTATCCAGTCCAAGCTATAATGCCAGGTGCAGGAACGGGTGTTGGTGCACTAGGATATAATGATGTTGTTTGTATAAATCCACCAATTGAAAATAAATGTACTATTGCCGCAAGTACAAACATATTAACCATAACAATTTGTTTTTGTGCAGGTTTGATTGGTGGATAGATTGGCCAAGTACCAACATTAGTTACAATGTTAGAATTTACTTGTATGTTTTGTATTGAACCTGGTGCTGGAATAAGTGGAATTGGGAAGGGTCTCATTTGTGCACCTGCCCAATATGCTTTTACACCATTTCCAAATTCATTTACCAAAGAAAAATCAACACCCGGTGGAGTTGTTAATCCTTTTAGTAATGCGGCTCTAAAAAGAGTTTTCATTATTTCAACATTACCAGTTTGTATTGATTCTAAATTAATAAAATCCTTTCCTCTTTTTACAGCGGCATCATATTCCTCTGCCCAAATAGTTGCAACCTCATTTATATCCAAAGATGGGTTTCTAACTGGGTTTGTTTTTCTTAATATATTTCGTTTGAATAATCCCCAAGACATCTTAACCTATTAAATCAGTTGGATTCGGAATATTTGGAACATCAATCTTCGGTACAGGCGGAACTGAAATAGTTGGTACTTCAGGTACTTCAGGTAATGGAGGTATCTTTGGTACTGGTGGTAACTTTGGTATTTTCTTTTTAAATTTAGGATTTTCGGGTGGCTGTTCCACTTTAATTTCTTTTCTTTTAGGAAAACTTGGTAAAGGTATTTTAGGTAATTTGGGTAATTGTGGTTTCTCAATCTTTGGTATTTTTGGTACTTCTGGTAATTCCGTTGGAATTGAGTTTACCAAATCTTTTGCGCCACCAGTTACCGATGAAATATTACCAACTATATTTTTAGCAGAATCAATTGTACCACCTACTACATCTTTGGTAGAACCCAATGTATCTTTTACACCACCAGCTAAACTCTTTATGTTTTTTATATTTGCCATTATTTTAATTGTACCTTTTCACTTAAAGCAGTGTTTAGTTTTTGAATTAATACATTTAACTTTGGATTGTTAGTTGGACCTGGAGCAGTTGCTCCAGCTGGAGTTACAAATATTTGTTGGCCTACGATTTCCATAAATTCTCTTAATATATCTAAGAGAACATTTCCTTTTAGTGCAAAATCAGTACCAGCATCACCCGCTTTAAATCCTAAATTAACTTTACCACCATTAGTATCTATGTTAAATGTAGAACCTTTTGTATCAAAAAATACATCTTTATCACTTGTAACATTAATTCCCTGAGTTGTATCAATTGAAAATTGTCCATCAGTTATAAATCCAATATCCTGCTTAGCTGCAAAAATCATTTGTTGAGTTTTTGCTGAAAGAACTATTCTATCTGAATTAAGTAATATTTGATTTCCTCTGAGTTCGTCTGGGTAACTAAAGAATGATTCTTTTTTGTTTTGAGTTGGTAATTTGTAATCTAATAACTTTTCTCCGCTACTTAAAGCTATAATACTACCATCTGTATTTATGTTTTCTTCAACTACATTAAAATCACCACTTTCTCTATTTTCAGGAGATTCACCATTTCTTATTAAAATAGAAGGTGAAAACACATTGTCAGAATTATTATATCCACTAAATCTAATTGATTGTCCGAATTTACTTTCAATTAAAGTATCACCTTCATATAATTTTAATTTATGTATCCCACTTTCTGCATTAAAATAGTTACCATATCCATCATAATTTTGAGATAAAGTTTTGTTACTACGTGGTATTGATGTAGAACTTACATTCGAATATTGTTTTGATTTAGCACCACTTTCTGCTTTTTGAGTTTGTGGAAAAAAATTAGATATTACATTTGAATTAGATGCTATGTTTGGGGATAACCCATTTAAAATTTGATTATAAACATAATCACCACCCACTTTTTGTATATAAACTAATTGGTTTCTGGTAGGTAATATTGTCATTGCTCCATCAAGAGGTCTAGCAATAATTAATTCATCATTTTGAATATTATTTAATATTCTACATTGAATAGAGCCAACAGATGAAATAGTTAAATTTCCGTTTACTATTTCAGGATGATTTTCATCTAATATAATAGAATAAACAACAGCAACATTACTGATTAAATCAGAACTCGGAAGTTTAGGAGTTTGAGCCGAAGTTGCTATGTTCCATAATAAATTATTCCACATATTAATTTTCTAATTTTTGTTTTACTTCTTCTATTTCGTTTTGTAAATCATCTACCCTACTAACCTCATCTTGAACTTGTTCAATTTCTGAAAGTAATTGTTCTCTCTCTGCTTCTGTAAGGAATCCAGTATCTCCTTCTGATTTTTGACTTGATGCTATAATTCTTTGTGCTATTGTTGCTAACTTAACTAACTGGTCATCGTTACGAACTGATGTGTCAATTAAGTCTTTAATGACTGGACCTAAGATTCCCATATCACCATTATGCCTAATCATTTTTCTGATTTCAAAGATGACTTCAGAAATATGTTTCTTTTTATTTATTTGATTGTTATAGATATCCTCAAA